CGGAGATTCCAGCACGCGGAGCACTGCGCCGCGTGCGCCGGCTTCGGCGCCCCGCACTCGCATACCCCAGGCTCGATCACGACTACCTCTTCGAGCGCGGTGGCGACCGGCGCCTCCTTCCGAAACTCGAACGTCTCCGCCGCCACCTCCTCGTTGATGATGAGCTTGGCCTTCTGGCCCTCGTCCAGCAGCGCTTCGAGTTCGCCACAACGCTTCAGTGCCTCATGCTCGCGCGCCGTCGCCTTGCGCCACGCCTCGTTGCGCTCCGCCAGCAGGCTTTTCTCGGGCTTGCAGATCAAGAATAGCGTGCGCTCCGCCAGCTGCTCGTTGTAGCTGGTGATCTGGGCGCTGGGGCCGCGGTAGCCGTGCTGGCGCGCGGCCGAGACCACGAGGTCGTGAGAGTTGTCCTCGATCATCACACTGCTGTAGCCCTGCAGCGGCGTCACGTGCGCAAGCGGCACCGCCTGCGCGACCTGCACGGTGCCGACGAGCTGCCACCCGTCCGACGTGAAGCGCGCCAGATCGCGCGCGTCGACGAGCTGCATCTCGCCCTGGAGCGCGCTGGTGTAGTGCTGGAAGGTCACTCGCCCTCGTCGTCGCTCTCCACCGCGCCCATCCGCTCGCGCAACACCTCGACGTCTTCCTCGTCGAGTTCCAGCATGCGCTTCTCGGCCTCGATGTGCTTGTTGAAGCGCGACGCGAGCTGCGACGTACTGTTGATGATCTTGAGCGCGTCCTCGCACGCCGTCTTCTTCTGCGCCGGCGTGTCGGCCTCAATGGCGCGCAGCAGCTGGCGCGAGGCGCGAGCAAGCTGAGCTAGCACGCGGTGGATGGCGACGAGGTCGGCGATGTAGGCTTCGGGATCGATCACTTCGGCTCCATGCGCGCGCGCAGGCGGCGCTCGTAGATGATCAGCGCAGCGGCTGTTAGGGCGGCCCATTGCGAAACAGCGGAGCGCTGCGGCGGCACGCGGTTGCTCGTCAGAAACGCGGCGACGTGCCTGCGCCAGTTGTCTAGCTCGTTCTGGCTGGCGGGCACGAACGCGCGCAGCTCTCCATCAGAAAGCACATCGCACCACTCTGGCTGCTTCGGCGGCTCAGCGCTCTCCCGGTAGCCAGGATCCGAACCATGCGGCGGGCAGTCGATCATGGCTTCTTCTCCGGTGGCGCCTCTTCGAGACTGAACGCGATCGTGTCCCGCTTCAGCAGCTCGACGTTGCCGACACCAGGAGCTGACTGCATGACGATGTTCACGTCGGCCACTTGCATCGATCCCAGCCCGTGCTCCTTCACGACGCGCTCCGCCAGGATCAGCAGCACCTCGTTGAGTGTAAACTCGTACCTCATCCTCGCCTCTCCGCGATCATGGTGTGTATCGCCACCGCCTGGAATCCGCTGCACGTGATCAGCAGCAACAGAAGAAACCGCGAAGCGGACGGGTGCGCGATGCTGTGCATCAGCATAACCCCGGCGCTGAGCCCCTGGAACCAGAGCGACACTACCGTGAGCCAGCGCGGCACCAGCATCACGCTACCCCCACGCCCAGCTGCACCTCGAAGATGTCCTGCGCTGCTCGCTGCGCGCCGATCACCCGATGCTCGAAGCGCTCATCGACGCCGAGCGCCGAGGCCGCAACGCGCATCTCGCGCAGCCAGGTGACGGCATCCTTCGACGTCGCCGCCCCACGCGCCTGCAGCGCCACCTGCGCCGTCGTCACCTCGTCGTCAAACGCGCACGCAATCACGACGGCCCACAGCGCCTGCTGCTCCGCCGTCCACGACCACGAGTCGGGCAGATCGTTCGTCGGCCAGCGCAGCGCGTGTCGCAGCTGCGCGCTCAGAAGCTTCGGCGCGAAGTCCTGCAAAAAGGCCACCTGCACATCGTCGAAGCTGTCGTCGCGCAGCAAGCGCGAGCAGCACTCGACCCAGACGCGCCGCTGATCCTTGAACTGATCATCGTAGACCACCAGATCGCTCGCGCTCAGCATCTCACCCTCCGACGTCGCGAACGCCCAGCCGCTCGACGTCTCCGTCGTCGCCCGCGGGTGCGCGCCCCAGATCCGCATCACCTCCGCCATGACCTCGATGTAGCGCTGCGGGTTCGCCACCAGGCAGTAGTGCAGCAAGGCCGGCGCGTAGTGCGACGACGCCGTCACGCCGAGCGCGCCGAGCGACAAGATGCCGGGACCGATCGCGTGCACCGCTTCCATGTGGACATTGCCGACCGCCGCGCAGATGCAGAACGTCTTCTGCCAGAACGTCGGACGCGAGAGGTAGACGGTGCTCGGCTTGCGCGAGCCGATGGCGTACCAGCCCTCGTAGTTGCCGACGTTGGCCCAGCGCAGCCAGGGGGCGCCCTCGGGCGTGCGATCGGCAGCGTCCGACGACGGGAACTCGAAGGGGTTGTCGACGAGCGCGCTGATGCGGTAGGGGGTCACGCATCCCCCGCCGCGCGTTCGACGTCGAACCTGATCGATAGCGCGATCTCCTCCGCCGCCGCGAACATCTTGGCGCTGTTGAAGCCCTCCAGCTCGGTGAGGCGCTGAAGCGCGCTCAGCGCAACGAGCACCGCCGCCATGCTCTCCACGGGGCGCCCAATGCGGACAGCCACCTGCAGCATCTCGCCGGCGGTCTCGGCGACGCGGGCACAGATGGCTTCCTTGCTCGTGTCGGCGGGCCCCTCGCTCAGTTCGACCGCCTGCATGTGCAGCGACGTCGGGTCGTTCGGATTCTTCATCGGTGCCTTCTGCAAGCCTAGCTAGCAGCGCTAGCCAGTGGCGTCAAGGTGCAAAACAACGTCCGACCTCGCGTTGACTGAAGCTGCTAGCGGGAGCAAATAGGGCGTGCCGCTCGGGGATTAGCCGAAGCGACACGCTGACCCAGACCGAGGAGGACACCACGATGAGCAGGTCGACCGCACAGATGCCCCAGACGACGCGGTACGTCAAGCCCGCGCGCATGCAGCCGCCCGAAGTGCGCGGCCTTTCATGCGTAGCGCTCGTGCACAGCAGCAAGCGCGAGCGCTGGCTGAAGGCTCGCCACTCCGGCCTCGGCGCGAGCAGCGCGTCGACCATCATGGGCTGCAACCCGTACGAGAGCGAGTACGCGCTCTACCACAAGCTCGTCGGCACCATCGAAGCGAGCGAGCCCGACAACGATTACATGGAGTGGGGCCGCCGACTGGAGCGCGTCGTCGTCGAAGCCTTCGCCGACAAGACCGGGCGCAAGGTGTACGGCGGCGGCTGGCTCGTGCGCAGCAACCAGTACCCGTGGCTGCTCGCCACGCCGGACTCGCTTCAGTGGAGCGACCGCAAGCTCGGCCTCTTGGAGATCAAGACCGGCGGCGCGTCGCAGGCCGACGACTGGGAGAACGAAGCGCCGCCGCAGCATCAGTGTCAGCTGCAGCAGCAGATGATCGTCATGGGGCTGAAGCACGGCAGCGTTGCCGCGCTCATCGGCGGCAACTCGTTCTTCTCGTACGACTACGTCGCACACGAGCGCTTCCAGCGCGCGCTGATCGGGAAGACCTCCGACTTCTGGAACCGCGTGCTCGCCGAGGTGCCGCCCGATCCCGACAGCAGCCCGAGCACGAGCAGGACGCTCGCCAAGATGATGGAGAATGGGCTTGCCATCCAGCTGCCCGACGTCGTGCTCGACTGGCACCTCGCTGCCGTGAAGGCGAGCGACGACGAGAAGTCGGCGAAGGAGCGCAAGGACGAGTACCGCCGCAAGATCATCGCGTCGATCGGCGCCGCGTCGTGCGGCGTGCTGCCGAAAAAGGCCGGCGTGTACAAGTTCGTGACGGAGAAGCGCCGCGCGCATCGCGTGAAGGCGTCGTCGTCGCGCGTGCTGCGCTTCAACAAAAAGTTCAACGGCTGAGAGAAAGAGGACACCACCATGGCGAACCAGCAGATCCAGAAGAGCAACAACGGCCAGCACAACAGCAACCTCACGCCGCTGCAGCAGAAGCAGCTCTCGTTCAAGAAGACGTTCGAGAAGGCGCTGCCGGCGATCACCGAGGTGCTGCCGAAGCACCTGGACGCGGAGCGCATGTTCCGCGTGTACCTCATGGCGATCCAGCAGTCGCCGGGCATCCTCGACTGCGTGCCGGTGAGCGTGATCGGCGCGGTGCTGCGCGCGGCGCAGTTCGGCTTGTCGCTGGAGACGGTGACCGGCGAGGCGTACATCATTCCGCGTCGGAGCAAGCACGCGAACAACCAGAAGGTCGCGAACTTCCAGATCGGCTACAAGGGCCTGATCAAGCTCGCCAAGCAGGGCGACCCGCGACTGCTCGACATCTTCGCGTACCCGGTGTTCGAGAACGACGACTTCGAGTACACGCTCGGCCTCAACCCGAACATCTCCGTGCACAAGCCGGCGGCGAGCGGCGCGCGCGGCAAGCTCGTGTACGCGTACGCCGTCGCCGTCTGGGACAACTACCGGCGCTTCCGCGTCGTCGATCCGGACGAGATCGCGGACGCCATGCGCAGCGCCGGCGGCACCGACAAGGACGACTCGCCGTGGCGCACGCACACGCCGTCGATGTGGTGCAAGACCGCGCTGCTCCGCCTGTGCTCGCAGATGTCGCTGCGCAGCGACGTGGCGCTGACGATCGCGCGCGATGGCAGTGACGGCACACAGCTGCTGCGCGAGCACGCTCAGCAGGGTTCGAGCAACACCAGCGCGCACGCGCGCACGCTGCTCGCTGACCTCGGCGTGGGCGCGGAGGTCGAGGACGTGGGTGACGAAGAGGAGCAGAGCGGCGACGCGCTCGGGCAGGTCGCCGCGCGCGTGGAGAAGCAGCTGGAGGAAAAGCGCGCGCACGCTGCCGAGCCGCTGATCGGCACCGCGGCGAACCCGGTCGTCCAGGCCGTCGAGCGCGACCGGGAGCAGGCTGCTCAGCCGCAGCGGGCGCAGAGGCGGCGGGCCAGCGAGAGCTGATCTTCAGGCTCTACGTGAAGGGCGGCGGCGCAAGTGGAGGCGCTGGCCGCCTTTTCACGATTTCGCTTGTGCTGTGTACATGCGCAGTGTACTAAGCGTTCATGGCTGAAGTACCGCCCGATACTAGCGACTACTCGCATCGTGTAGTGACAATGCTCGACGACGAGGACCGTGCGGCGCTGGATCGTTTGATCGCCGCCGAGAAACTCTCACAGGCCGACGTGCTTCGACGGCTCATTCGCCAGGCGGCAAAGGTGCTCAGCCAGTCGAGCGCTGCGTGATCTCGGAAAGCCGTTACGACGCTGCCGCCGCTGAGCGCGGCGACGAGCTGCTGCGGGCGGGCGACATCGAAAAGCACCCGGCCGGCGGCTACCGCTGCCTGTGCAAAAGTATGCCGCTGACCCGACGCGTCCAGTCGAACGGGGCGATCTGCATCGGCAACCAGTGCCGCGTCTGCGGTCGCTTCGCGGTCGTCAGCAAGCGTGGCGTCGACGTGGCCGCGCTGCCTGAGTACCGGAGCAACGAGGCTTGGGGCGTGCTTCTGTCCGCACTTTCGGGCCGTGACTACCTACGCGAGCGCGAAGCGCACAGCGCGATCTGGTGGGCGGAGTACGACGCTTACCTGAAGACGCCGGCCTGGCAGAACCGTAGGCGCCGGGTGCTTGATCGGGCCAACGGGATCTGCGAAGCCTGCCTGGAAGCCAAAGCGACACAGGTTCATCACACGACGTACCGGCACGCCGGCAATGAGCCACTCTGGGAGCTGCGAGCGATCTGCGGGTCGTGCCACGAGAAGCTGACCGAACTCGACCGCACGAGGGAGTCCACGTGAGCGGCCGCATCCGCTCCGTCAAGCCGGAATGGCTCGACGATGAGCTACTCGCCGAGTCGTCGTCAGACGCCAGGGTTCTGTCGATTGCGCTCCTGCTGCTAGCAGACGACCACGGCAGGGGCCGAGGCAGCGATAAGATGCTGGCCGCGCGCGTCTTCCCTGGGCAACCGATCGGAGTGTTGCGCACCGCCATGACGAGGTTGATCGCGATTCGGTACTGCCACCTGTACGTCGTCGGCGAGCAGAGCTACTTCGAGATCCGCAACTGGTTGAAGCACCAGAAGGTCGACAAGCCGGGCAAGGAAAAGGTTCCGCCACCTCCAAATCGCGACCAACAGATATTCGAGAATATTCCCGAGCGTCTCGCGAGTGAAACAGACCAACACCGCGAATCTGTTGAGTTCGAGAATATTCCCGAGAGTGTCGAGAGGGAGAGCGAGAGTCTCGCGCCTCGCGCGCGTCCCATCCCCCTCCTCTCCTCTCCCATTCCTTCTCCCATTCCTTCTCCGGAGGGGGTGCAGGGGGAACCAACCGAGCCGGTCGAGCGACGCATACCGCTGGACTGGAAGCCGCACCCGGCCGCTGTCGCGGAGCTTGCCAAGAAACTTGGCGTTGCGCAGAGCGTCATCCTCGGGTCAGCCGAGGAGTTCTTGTCGTACTGGTCGATCGGCGGAGGGGCCGGCCAGGTGCGCCGAAACTGGCAGGGAAAATTCCGAGATCACGTGCGCAAGGCGCACAGCGAAGGCTGGCTGCGCGGAGCTGGGCCACCGGGATCGATGAAACGCGGAGGGCAGCATGAAGACGATCGGGCAAGCGGCAACGGAGTTCGGTCACTGGGCGAAGACGGAGCAAGCGAAGCGGATGACGGAGTGGGCGAAAGCCCCATCACTGACGCAGCTGTTGAGCGAGGTAAACGCGAACTCGGCGCGCTGCTTGTTGCCCAAAAAGCTGCCCGTCGCGAAGCTCGCCGAAACAACGACGGCGCATGAGCTGCAGACGGCGGCGAAGCGCGTGGACGAGTGCGCGCGCTGCCCGAAGCACGGCGGTGCCTGCGTGAACAGCTATGCGACCGACTGGGCGCGCGGACACACAGCGATCTGGAACGACCACGAGTCGCGTTTGGCGGAGCAACCGTGCGCGAAGTGGAAAGAGTTCGTGCTGCGCGAGCGTCTGACGCGCTTCGGTGTGCCCGAGCGCATGCTCGACGCTACGCTCGACAACTTCACGGTCGCCAACGACGTGCGTGATCTTGCGCTGGCATGGGCCAAGGCCTGGGGCAACGAGGACACACGAGGCTCCGGTGTGCACCTGTACGGCGCGTCCGTTGGCACCGGCAAGACGCACTTGTCGTGCGCGCTCCTGCGCGGCCTCGTTGCCAACCGTCGCGTGTCCACTGCGATGTTCTTGTACGTGCCGAAGTTCCTAAGCGACTTGCGCGACTCGTTCGACTTGCCGATGCACGAGCGCCGCGACTGGCTCGACCGCATCATGGCGTGTGACCTCGTCGTGCTCGACGACCTGGGCGCGGAAAAGACAACGGAGTGGGTGCGCGAGCAGCTTGGCATTGTCGTCAATGAGCGCTGGAGCAACAAGCGCGCGATGATCGTCACCAGCAATCTCACCATCGACAAGTACCGCTCCACGATCGGTGACCGCGCGGCGTCGCGGCTCGCAGCGATGTGCCCGTTCGCCTTCCGTCTCAACGGAAAAGATCAGCGCGCCAGTCGATGACGACCGGCGTTCCGCCCCACGACCTCGACGCCGAGGGTGCCGTGCTGTCGGCGTGCCTCAACGCGCCGGAGCGAGTCGACGAGCTACGCTTGGTGCTCGCTGACGGCGAAGCGTTCTACGCTGACGCGAACCGGCGCATCTTTGAGTCGATGGTCGCGCTAGTCGACGGTGGCGCGACGGTCGATGTCGTCAGCGTGGCGAAGCGTCTGCGCGAGGTCGACAGGCTCGCGCAGGTCGGCGGAACGCCCTACCTGGCACAGCTGATGGACGCGACGCCGCAGACATCGAACTACGCTGAGCACGCGCACACCACGCGCGACCTGTGGCGCACGCGGCGAGTGATCCGGCTGTCGCAGATGCGCGTGGGCGAAGCCTATGCGCCTCGCGGCGTGGGCACCGGCGAGCACCTGCAGGATTGGCTGGCCGCATTCGAGAGCGAGCTGTCGGAGATCGCGCACAGCGTGAACGCTCGTGGGCTTCGCACGTACGGCGAGGTCTCGGTGGAGCTGCGCGCACAGATCGACGCGGCCCGACAGTCGGGCGGCCTGAGCGGCACAACAACCGGGTTCACCGACGTCGACAAGCAGACGACGGGCGCGCACGGAGGTGACCTGTTCATCATCGGTGGCCGACCAGGGCAGGGAAAGACCGCGCTCGCGACGTGCATGGCGCTTGCGCAGGCGCGCGACGGCCTGGCGGTCCCGTTCTTCTCGCTGGAGATGCCCGCCACGCAGCTAGCCGCTCGCGTGCTTAGCATCGACGCGCGCATCCCGCTGCAGCGCATCCGTGAGGCTTCGTTCGACAGCGCAAGCATGAACAAGATCGACGCCTCGCTGCAGCGCATGTCGGCGGTGCCGTTGTTCATCGACGACACCGCCACGATCACGGTGCCGGACATTCGGGCGAAGGTGCGCCGCCTGCGCATGGAGATCGAAGCCGGCAAGCACGCCGGTGTGCGCGGCCTCGGCGGTGTCTTCGTGGACTACCTCCAGCTGATGCACTCGCCCGCGCGCGGGCAGAGCCGTGAGCAGGAGGTCGCCGGCTTCTCGCGCTCACTGAAGCTGCTCGCGAAAGAACTCAACGTGCCCGTGTTCGCGCTGTCGCAGCTGAACCGCAAGAGCGAGGAGCACGGAAGTGACAAGCGGCCGTCGCTCGCCAATCTGCGCGAGAGCGGAGCGCTGGAGCAGGACGCGGACGCGGTGATCTTCGTCCACCGTCCGGCGTACTACGACCGCACGGACGACCCGGCGCTGAAGGGCTGGGCGGAGATCATCATCGCGAAGCAGCGCAACGGACCCACCGGAACGGTGAAGCTGGCGTTCGCCGAAGAGTACGCGCGCTTCGACAACTACGCGCGCATGGACGGTCACGCCTACGAGCCACCACCGCATGCCGCACCCGTAGATCACTGGGCGGACTTCGACGACGATCTGGATCGCTGATGCGACGGAAGGGACGAGGGCGACGATGTTGACGACGGCAGCTAGCCGTGCTAGCAGGCTCCGGGTGACCATGAACGTGCACCGGATGTTCGTGCTGCTGCTGCTCACGCGCGGCGGTCGGCGCTCGGCGACGGGATCGCATGGTTCCGTGTCCGGCGCGTACGGCTCGAAGTCCCGCTGGGGCAGCGGGAAGGACTACGCGTGGAGCAGCTCGCGCCACGTCGACATGTCCATGTCGAACGACCAGCAGGAGTCGTACCCGTGACCTTCACGATGTTCGCAGTGTCGTGGGCGGTGCGCCGCGATCAGGTAATGTCGAGGCCGGACGGCTCCCACAGCGGAGCGATGTGGCACGTGAGGACGTCGTACTCGGTTTCGAGCGGGGCCACGCCGCGCGTGATCTCCGCGTCGTCGAGCGGTGTGCTCGTGCGACCTCGAAGCGAGGACGGACGATGCTGATGCTCGCTGCGTACAGCACGCGCTGCTTCCGTTCGTGGTCGTTCGCGCACAAGGAGGGTTTCTCGCACTCGTGCGCCGCGCGCCGCAGCAGCGTTGCGAGCCTGGCGCACCGGGTCGGTCGTTCGCTCTCGAACGCGCGCTGGTGCTCGCGCGCCATGGACGCTCGGGGGCGACAGGGATGACGATGCGCATGCTCATCATCGGCGCGGCGCTGTGCAGGTCATCGCCGTATCGGTTCCGCCAGTCGTGGAGCACGACCGCTGGCGCCCAACGCCGCGCCACCTCAGCCTGCGGCATGGGTCCGCGCGCGTCCTTCGCGAACCGCTGCTACGGATCGAACCTGTGACGATCGCCATGCACATGTCACCCGGCTCGCGTGGGCGTCGCTCGCGCTGCGTCACCCAGGAACAGCGTTACGGACACGGCTCGCTGTCGCGTGCCGGCGTGCTGCTGCGCTACGCGATCTCGACCGCCGGCGTGCACCACCGCTCCAGGTCGGGTCCGCATATGTGCTCGTGGCCACGGTGACTCGCCCGATGTTGTTCATGTCGCTCTACTGCCGCAGGTCTTGCACATGGCAACGCGCGCGGATGTCCGCCGTTACGTTCGCCGACGGCCGGCCATTCACAATGTCGACGTCCCGCGCGCGCCGTCAGCGCGGAGTCATCTCGCAGAGCCAAGGGAAGTACCGTTCCGATGACCGACCCTAGACAGCTAGCTCTCTTCGCGCCCGACTCGCTCGGCGACGCCAAGCTCGAACCCTACGTCGTGCCGCCGAAGCAGCCGGTGGTGATCGCGCCGTATGTGCCGTGGTCGCCGACGCAGCTCATCGAAGCGGGCGATCTCGTGGCGCTCATCAACGGCGACACGGGCCAGGTGAAGGGCGTGAAGTTCTGCTTGCTCGCCGAAGGCCGCGTGCACGTCGCGTGGCCGATCGCGAACACGATGATGGAGGTGTCGCTGAAGACGGGCGCCGTCGTCGCACCGCGGAGTCTTTTTATGTGGAGCATCGAGCCGAACGCGCTGAAGGTGCTGCGCGTCATGCGGACGATCGCCAACGCAGAAGCGAAGTTCACGGAGGACGAGTGATGATGCGCTTCATCCGTGGCCCGCAGCCAGTACCGAGATCACACTCGACCTGTCGCCGCGTCGAGTTCTCGACGTGCTCACACGCGAACGGGTGGAGGTAACTGATGAAGCGTTGGAAGTTCACGATCACCGCCGAGCGCACCATCGAGGTCGACGCTCCGCACTGGATGCAGGCGCGTGTGCTAGCTGTGCAAGCAGCGCACGAGCGGTGGCCCGAGTGGCTGACCGTGAGCGCCGAGTCGACGGGGTCGACCGACCTGCCGCCCGCGCGACCCGCAGCAAAAGCGCCAGAAACGCAGGGAGCTGGACAGCGCCCCCGGCGCCGTGGTTGATTCTGGGCCCGTGAGCAAGCTCTCTCGCATCCGCCGCGACATCAAGCGCAAGCCGATGCAGCTCGGTGCAGACGCGACCGTCGCGACGAACGGCGTCAAGGGATTCGATCTCCGCGAAGCGCAGCTCACTGACCTCGACGAGATCACGCTTGACGCCGAGAGCAACGAGCTGAGCGTCACGCTCTCGGTGCCCGTCGGCACCGGCGAGAACTTCGCGAGCTACGAGGAGACCTTCGCGCTCGGCGAGGACGACGCGCCCGACTACCTGAAGGGTGCCGCGCGACAGTTCGCTGGAGCCATCGTGCGTGCCGTGCGTGAGCGCGTGCTGACGAGCGGCGAACCGCCGTGCGTGACGTGCACCTCGCCATGCTGCGCGCGAGCGTTCGATCACGTCGAGGTCACCGCGCAGGACGTGGTGCGCATGGAGGCCGCGGGCATCGACGTCGACGACACCATCGAGAGCTACCCGCAGGAGTCGTGGACTGGCCACGTCGGCATGTTCAAGCGCGTGCCGTGGTTCGGCAACGTGATCCCGGCGGACGAGGACGACGAGGCGAGCGAGATGTGCTGCCCGCACCTGACGCCGCAGGGCTGCGGCATCTACGAGCACCGCCCGCTCGTGTGTCGCGAGTTCAGCGCGTGGACGTGCGAGCTGTACGAGGAAGATCCCGACAAGGTCGACGGCAAGACGCGACTGCGCGTCGTCAAGGATGTGCCCCGGCGCGCCACGGCGCCGATGGCCGCAGTGATCGAAGCCGAGTACGAATCGATCGAGGATCCACTGTGACGCCCGAGAGCGGCGCCGGAAGCGGCAAGCTCATCGGCGGCCACGCCGCCTCGGTCACCTGCTCGTTCTGCGACGCGCCCGAAGACGACCGCGAGTGCATCGCGGCGCTCGCGAAGGGGCTCGCCATCTGCGACGTGTGCATCGCTTGCGCGGCGACCAACTGCGCCGCAGCGTGCGACCAGACGGTGGCGCAGTGGATCGAGGGCGTGGTCGCCCGCGAAGAGCGCGACGCGCAGCAACTTGTGCAGTAGCCGCTAGCCGTGCTAGCGTAGCTAGGCATGGTCGACGGCACGCCTACCGAGTGCTCGTTCTGCGGGGCGAGCCGCGAGCAGCGCAAGACGGTCATCGCTGGACCGCGCGTGCTGATCTGCGACGTGTGCGTCGTGCTGTGCGTCGACATCTGCGCGGAGCGCGCGGGTTGGACGCCCGTGGCATGGATCTCGGACCCGGACACGATCCAGCCGGAGTTCGGGCCGCTGGGGTTGCCGAAGCGATGACTCGCGTGCTAGCTTCACTCGCATGTCCAAGCTAGGCGACCTGCTAGCCGAGCTAGCCGAAGAAGACGGGCTCAGCGACGAGGAGGTTGCCGCCCTCGCCGACGAGGTGAAGCGCAAGCGCGAGAAGCGCGAGAACCCCGACGACAAGCTCGCCACGCGCAACACCGACGAACTGGCGAAGACGCACGAGGCGCACAAGCGTGGCATCGCCATGTACGGCGACGAGAGCGCCCGCGAGGCGTACACGCGCTGGCGCGAGCAGGAGGAAAACGACCCCGACGGCGTGTACGGCGAGGGCGGCGCGCAGGCGGGCGGCATCTTCGGTGCCGGCGTGATCGCGATGGGCGACTACGACCCGATGGCGCGCCAGGCAGCAGAGCGCCGCCAGGGCGCGCAGGCGAACGTGAAGCTCGTGCAGCTGGTCGAGCGGCTCACCGAGCGCCTCGATCGCGCCGAGGGACGCGCCCCACAGCTGCAGGAGGCACCGAAGGAGCGCGGGGGCGCGCTGCGGCGACTGCTCAAGGGTCGCCAGCGGTGAGCGCTAGCAAGCCGATCACCTTCGACCGCAAGCTGCCGACCGAGCACGTGCTGCTGATCGCTCGCGTCGGGTTCCGCACGGGCGAGGTCGTCGTCGGCACGGCGCACCTGAAGCCGCCGGGCACGGAGTACGCCACGGAGGGCGACCTGCGGGATGCGGGGTACGTGCCGGAGGCGTGGCGCGAAATCGCGGTGCGGGCGTACGGCGCGCTGGTCGAAGCGCTCGAAGCGCCGGCATACCTCGAACCTGCCGACGGAGACGCGCTGCTGCGACGCGCAGTTGACGGAATGCCGGAAGCGGTGAAAGCTGAGCTAGCTGGCGCGCTGAGCGCGCAAGGTTGAGTTTTTCACACGAAACGCTGATCGGAAACGCTCACTTGAAACGGCTCTACAGTGAGTTCGTGGCAGAAGGTGGACTGCGTTGTTGCAACCCGGCATGCCGCGCACTGACCGATGGCGCCCGCGGCCACTGCGGGCGATGCCACACGGCGTACGTTCGCGAGTGGCGCCGCCGGCGCGGCCAGTCAGCGCTTGACACGCAGCGCTACCAGACCGATCCAGTGTTCCGCGAGTTTCGCCGCGCGCATGCTCGCGAGACGATGCGGCGCCTGCGCGCACGCCGCGCCGCCGAAGCGGCCGTCCAGAAGGAAAAACCAGAATGATGCTCGCCCAGCTCCTCGCGCTCCCGCTCATCGTCGCCTCGGTGACCAGCTTCGCGTTCACCCTCGCGATCACCCGTCGCTACCGCGCACTCCGTCGCGAGTACTCGAAGCTCGTCGACGTTGCGGCCACGGCGATCACCGCGCGCGATCACGCGATCATCGACATGAAAAACTACGAGCGGCGCTTCGACGAGCAGTTCGCGATGCTCGACGGCATCGTTCAGGAGAAGAACCAGACCTGGCGCCTCTATCACGAGAACGCCCGCGGGGCGGGCGTGGCCCAGGACTGGCTTTTGCGCGAATGTTCGTCGCTCGCTCGGGCTCTGAACGCAGTTCGCGCGGAGAAAAATCAGCCGCCGGTAGAGCTTCCGCCGGCCCTGACGGCCCTGGTTGCTGAGTTCGGCGAGACCGTCGCGCAGATCCCAGCGGAGCCACCGGGCAAGACTGCCGCCGAGGTCAAGCAAGCTGCGCTAGCCATCCAGGCTTCGACCTCCGCGTAGCCGGTCGCGAGGGTTAGGGCGCATGCCCGTTGCGCGCTCCGTTCAGCGTGCGTAGGATGCGGGCCACATGTCCAACGATCCGGTAGGACCGGGCGAGCCGCCCGAGGAATGCGTCGTGCCCGATGAAGAGGCTGACGACGACTGGTCGCCGCACGACGAGCTGCACGACGCGTTCAAGCCGGGCCCGATCAAGAAGATCATTGCGGCCGACGGGCTGCCCGCGCCCGTCGTCGACGCCACGCAGAGCGACATCCCTGCGCTCTCGCTGGAGACGCTCGTGTGCATGGGCGACTTCAGCGCGTTCGTGGAACGAGACGAGAACGGCATCGAAGAGCAGCGCCACGAGCCCAAGGACGTGAAGCGCTACCCGAGCGGCCAATGGTACGTCGAGGTCGAACTTCAGATGGCGGGCTACGTCGAAACGCAGCAGTACCCGGTCGAGCCCATCCGTCCGCCCTGCAAGCACTACGCGCGCCAGCTGACGCAGTTCTCCGCGAACCCCGAGAACCAGAAGATGCTGCGCCTTTGCACCGCGCGACGCGACACAGCCGGCGCCTTCATGGCCGTCGACGATCTGGCGATGTGGGCGTGCGATCTGCGCGAGCCGCGACACGTCCAGAGCGAGAGCCTGATGACCGCGTTCGACGACAAGAAGATCAAGCAGGGCAAGGAGCGCGAGCTGTTGCCGATGTTCGAGGGCTTCGGGATCTTCGATGCCAAGAAGTCAGAGAAGAAGGAAGGCGAGTAGCGACATGTCCAAAGAGCACGACGACGCGGAAGAGATCGAACACGAGGGCACCGACGCGGAGGGCGCCGATGAGGACGAGAGCATGGGCGATGAGTTCCGCGCGCTCCATGCGCAGGGCGAAGGCATCAACCGTCGGCTCAAGCAGATCGCCTCGCGCGCGCAGCAGAGCGGCGATCACGCCAGTGCCGGCGTGCTCCGAGAGGTCTCTGGTAGCTACGGCGCACTGATCCTCGAAGTGATCGAATCGATCGGCGGCTGCATGGAGTACATCGAGGCGCGGCTCGACGGCGACGAGACGGAGTCGCGACTCACCGAGCAGGACGCTGAGGAGCTGTACGGCATCCTCGCCGTATGCAAGCGCACGCACGTCGAGCTGCTCAACGCAGCGCACACGGACGAGGCGCGCGACGGCATGCGCAAGGTGATCGAACTGATCGACGAGAAGCTGGAGTGGGTGCTCGAAGTCAGCGAGTACGAGGCGGACGATGAGCCGGAGAAGCCTGAGTTGCCGCCGAGCAGCATCGGCGAGGCATGATGTCTCAGGCAATGCAGGCGGTCGGTGGCTACGTCGAGGCGCGCTCAATGCGCGCCACGCTTCTCACGTTGAGCTTCACCGGGCACTGGTCGCGCTCGTACAGCTCTGGCCGCTGGGCGTCCGCTCGTGACCCGCAGGGCCAGTGGTGAGCGAGCAACTCAGCGCCGATCAGCTTCTCGAAGAGGCCACTCACCTCGCCATCGAGCCGCCGAGCGCCTACGTCGAGATGACGCCGCGCATGCGCAGCATGGCGAAGGCCCAGGCCGTGAAGCGCCTGAAGGTCGAAGCGCGACGCCTGAAGGTCAACCCCGACCGCTGGGTCGAGCTGAGCCCCGAGGAGCGGGCCGTCGAACGCAAGTCGCTCTCGAACGGCGACCCGGCCTACGTGCCCAAGGGCGACGACGAAGAGGACGAGGACAGCGATGACGCGGTGCTGCACGTCTACACCGCCCGCGACAACATCCCCGCCATCGAGCCCGACCCGAAGAAGCGCGATGGCATGACCATCGGGCTCATCGACGAGATCGAGAAGCCGCCGGATCACATGGGCGACGCGCGCGCCGCCGATCCGAAGACGCTGCAGGACATCTACTCGCGCTGGCCCATCGGCGACGGGCAGCACTACATCCGCGTGGAGCGCACGGAGCCCAAGGCGTTCGGCGGCGTCGCCTGCGCTGGCTACCTCGGCGACATCAAGGAGCCGTTCAGCGAGCGCAAGTTCCAGCAATACTTCGGCGGGCGCGTGTTCGAGCTGACGCTGTTCGGTCCCGATCCGCGCGGCCGACACGACGACTTGACGGGCGGACCCGTGATCAAGGCGCTCACCAAGCCCTTCAAGATCACGGTGCCGATCTTGCCGCCGAACCTCGCGGTGCTGCCCGCGATGGAGACGAATCAGGATGCGAAGGAGAAAGCCGAGATGACCCAGTCGTACAACCCGTTCGCACCGGCCCAGATGCCGATGATGCAGCAGCCGATGACCACCGCCGAGGCCACGGTGCACAAGACGAACAGCGATCTTGTCACCAACGTGCTGCGCATGCAGCAGGAGGAGGTGAACACCCTGCGCAAGCGCACCGAGGGCGATGGCGGCATGGGCATCAAGGAAGTGCTCAGCTACACGGGCAAGTCGCAGAGCGATCTGCTCGCCGCCGCTCGCGCCGACGCGGACGCGCGCCAGCGCATTCTGGAGGCGCAGCTTGCCGAAGAGCGATCCGCGAACCGCGCCACGCGCGAGCAGTTGCAGCAGATCACCGGCAAGAGCGACGGATCGACGATCGAGCTGGTGAAGGCGCTCGGTGGTGCCACCGGCGAGCGCGACAACAACCGGCAGCAGTTCTACGAGCAGCAGATCGCGTCGGTGCGCACGTCCTACGAGACGCAGCTCGACAGCCTGCGCCGCTCGCACACGGACGCGCTCGGGACGATCAAGGACATGCGCAGCGAGGAGCAGAAGTCGGCCGAGCAGCGCTATCGCGATCTCGATGGCGAGTATCGGCGCCGCATGGACGATCTGCAGCGAAAGAGCGACGAGAACGAGAAGCGCCTGAAGGACGAGATCGATCGCGTGCGCAAGGAGGAGCGAGACCTCGCCGACAAGCGCATCGCCGACACGAAGGAGCGCTACGAGGACCGGATCAAGGATCTGGACCGTGCCCACGCGCGAGAGCTGAAGTCCCAGCAGGAGAACCTGGAGACGCGCATGCACACGAGCGTCACCACGAAGGACTTCGAGCTGACGACGCTGCGCTCGAAGGTCGACGAGACGAAGCAGCAGCTCGAAGAAGCGCGTCACGAGGCCGAGGAGGCGAGCGACCCGGTCAAGGCCAAGGAGAAGGCCGACAGGATCGCCACGACCTTCGGTTACGCCAAGGAGGACAACGCGCCGAAGACCAGCAGCGAGCGCTTCTGGGCGATGGCTGGCGGTGGCGTAGGTCAGGCACTGCAGAACATCGACAAGTGGGCGCCCGACCTGCTGGCGACCATCCGTGGCCAGGCGCCGCAGCAGCGGCCAGGGCAGGGCTTCGTGCAGAACCCGCAGCTCACGGCTGGCCAGGGGCAGCCACAGCAGCAGCCCGCTCAGCAGCAACCCCAGCAGCCGCAACGCCGCCGTGGCGTCGCCTGGGCAGCCGCAGGCCAGGAACCGCGGCCGCCGGTCAATGCGCCGAGCAGCCCGATGGGCTTCCAGTCGGACACGCCGCCGCCGGCCCAGCAACAGGCCGCTGCCCCGCCTCCGGCGCCTCTGGAGCAGGCCGCCCAGCAGGCGGCTCCCCAGCAGCCCGTCCAGCAGGAGCAGCCGCCCCGCCAGGGCCCACCGAACCCCTTCGGCGCCGTGTTCGACGACAACGCTGTGCAGGGCTTCATGGCGAATCTCGATGGCGCCATCAACATCGGCATGACGGCCGGCGATTTTGCGCAGCAGTTCTTCAACCGCTACCCGCAACAGGCCACCGTGCTCGTGCAGAAGTTCACGCCCAAGCAGGTCGTCGAGTACGTGATGGCCGTGCCCGGCGGCGACATGAGCGCGATTGCGCGGCGTGACGGCGCGAAGTTCTTGGATGAGCTGTGGGCCGGCGTCAAAAAGCTGGCGAAGAGCCAGCAGAACGCACAGCCGCAGCCAACGGCATGAAAAAACACCGCCCTTGAGCTAGGGCCGGCGTCCGGGTAGAGTGACCGGCAGCGAGGCGTGTCCGTGCCCTGCATTGGCACCGCCATGCTCGGACTGAACCCCAACCCGCCGACGACCCTCTCCGGATTCTCCGGGGCGCCCGACACGTTGCGGGCGATGGTGGCAGCGGCGCACGGCCCAGGCGGCGAGCAGTCGATGCTCGTGCGTACGATGGTCGAGTCGATCGTGCGTAACGTGTGGCCGAAGGACTACCAGGGCGAGATCCTGGCGGTACGCAACTGGGCAGCGTCGCACATTTTTTTCCTCGGAGACCCGAGTCACGTCGAGCTTGTACGCACCCCGCAGCGAATCGTTGAAGAGTACACGGCGAACGGCGTGGCGCGCGCAGACTGCGACGACATCGCGTGCACGATCGGAACGATGTGCTTGCAGCTTGGCCGCCTCGCCGAGTTCATCGTCGCCGGCTTCGGTGAGCGCGGTCACTACAGCCACGTCTTCGTGCGCGTGCAGGAGCCGAAGTCGAAGAAGTGGATCGTCTGCGATCCCGTCGCTGGCACCGAGGAGCGCGAGATGCTCGGCAGAATCACCACGTACGAGGTCTGGTCGCTCGACGAACCCGCTGGGACACCCGGCCGAAGGATGAGATAGATGGCGTACCGAGGATTGGGCATCGAGTGGTCGGGCAGCTACTCATTCGGAGGCGGAGGCGGAGGCGGCAGCGGCAGCGGGACTGATGGTGGAGCCTCTGCCGGAGCTTCTGCCGCCGGCCGCGACGCCGGCCGCGCGTTCGGGGGCAGCTCCGGCGGACCAGCATTCCCGGTGCTCGATCCGAACGCGCCAGGCATGGGGCCAGGGACGGTCAAGATGACCACGGGGAGGGCGGCGTACAAGCCGACGTGCATGACCGCCGCGCAAGCGCTGGCGTTCGGCCCATGCTTCACCCACGTTCCGCCGAAGGGCATGACCTCCGCGCAGCTCGCGACGTTGTGCGGCAACGCGAACGCGGCCGGTCTCGTCGACCTGCCCTACTGCCCCGACGCCCAGCGCGGAAAGATTCCGGGGTGCTTGGATCAGGGCTGGGTCGACACGCTGACCTACTGCGACAAGTGGCCCTCGTTCAATGGACCGAAGCCCCTCGTGAACGGCATCTGCTGGGCGGCGAAGAAAGATCCGAGCTGGTACGCGCAGGTGAAGGCGGTGCCATGGTGCGAGGGAACGAAGCTCCGGCTCAACGTCGGGCCCACCGCCCAGTTCGATGTGCCGCTCGACGCTGCCGCTCTCGTCGAGCCGCCGTCGAACACCGGCAAGTACATGATGTACGCTGGCATCGGGTTGCTCGGGCTCGTCGTCGTAGCCGCTGGCTACTCTGCCACCAGGAAGCACTGACCGATGAGCGCACGCACCGATGGCCTCAAGCCCCCGTACCCCTGGTACGGCAACACGCGCTTCGACGGCGATCTGCCCGGCCCGAGCTGGATGGGTCCGGTCGATCTGCGCCCCGGCGGCCTCAACCCCTACTACTCGCAGTACGGCGCGGCGTACGGACGACCCTTGGCAGGACTCGGCAGCTCGCCGGGCGGAGTGACCAACATGCACAGCGCGGATCCAGGCATCAAGAACTACCCCAACGAACTCGACATCCTGCAGCTCGCGGACGACGTGAACGGCAACGGCATGTTCGATCCGCACGGCAGCCACGGCAACGTGCACCCCGACTACGGCGTGTTCGCCGATCACGCGGGGCTGCCGGGCTACATCGCGCGCGAGCGCTTCTACACGCCGAGCGAGGTGACCGATGTCACCACCGGCAAG